CGGACGATGTGCTCGCGGACGAGGTTGCGGAACAGCCACCACGCCTCGCTGTAGAGGTCCGCGAACATGCTCGGGTCGTACGGGCGCGCCTGCGTGTGGAACTCCAGCACGTTCTTGCCGCCCTCGTGGAACGAGTGCATGACGCCCTGGCCGAGGCCGCCCGCGTCGGGGATGTACCAGCAGTCCTTGTCGCCCCAGTTCGAGTCGCGCTGGAGCGCGAAGGCGAAGTCGGTGACGCTGATGGGCTCGGTCTTCACGAAGACCTTGAAGTCCACGATGGCGAGTCCCGCGCGCCGGGCGACGACGCTTTCGTCGCCGCCGAAGCGCGCGTAGTCGATCCCGAACGCCTTGTTCACCCGCATCATGTCGGTGATGCTGGCGCAGCCGAGCAGGCTCGTCTTCGTGCAGATGGTCAGGTCGCGCAGACCGAGGACGTTGTTCGGGTCCTCGTGCGGGAACTCGCCCAGCACGCGGATGCGGTACACGTCGCTGTCGCGCCCGTACTCCCATTCGAGCTGCTTGTTGCGGCTCGGGGAGACGATGTGCGGGTAGTCGCGCGCGGTGTCCTCGGCGTTGAAGGCGAGGCGGTGCCACTGGTCGGCCTGCGAGGTGAAGAACTCGTAGAAGGCGCACGACGTGGTGTTCGGGTTGCCGATCGCGAGGAACAGCGCGTCCGGGTTGGACAGCGTGCCCTTGATCGTCTCGATGATGCCCGGCGCGACGCCCGAAGCCTCGTCCGCGATGAAGGTCAGGCGCTTCTCGTGGATGCCCTGGAGGTTCTCGGGGCGCGTGGCGGTCGCCGTGCGGATGCCCCACATCTTCGAGCCGTTGATCTCGACCTTGGTGCCGTAGGTCTTGACCATCTTCTGCAACACCGGGTGCGCGTCCTTGAGCAGGCGCGCGCACTCGTCGATCCATTGTTTACACTGGCGCATCGACGGCGAGGTGACGATGCACAGCGCGTCGGGGTAGCGCAGGCAGCGCCAGAGCGCGACGATGACCGAGATCGCGGTCTTGCCGGGACCTTGGCCGCTTCGCACGGCGATGCGCTTGAGGCGTTTCTCGACTGGCAGCCAGGATTCGAGCTGAACGATGTCCAGCAGCTCCTCCTGCTGCCAAGTGTAGTCGAAGTTCATCGCCTCACGCGCGAAGACGCGGATGTCACCGCGCCAACGCTCGTACAGAGGCTCGAACTGTCGTGCGAAGCGTCCCATCGCCTACCACATGATGATCTGACGGCAGTTCTCGCCCGTCTGGATCGAGCGGAGCACCTGCATCGTCTCGATGAAGCGCGGTTCGGAGCTGCGCGCGCCCAGAACGACCGTCAGAAGGCTCGGATCGTGGATTCCGGCAGCCCACTGAGGGTGGTTGGACATGAAACGCAGCTCGTGGCCCGCCGCATCGCCGATCTTGAGCACCTTCGAGCTGGGCCAGCGGCACACGGAGGTCAACGCAGGGTCGATCTGCGTCGTCACGGTGTGCAGGAAGCCCATGAAGCGGCTCTCCAGGTCGCGATTCGACGCGATCACGAGCACTCGCGAGCCCTCGATGCGCAGAAGTCGCCACAGAGCGCACAGCGCGAGCGCTTCGGTGGTTCGTTGGGCCGGGATCTCGGTGACTTCGAGCGGTTCCACGCCGTCGTAGAAGCGCTGCATCAGGTCGAGCTGGTACGTCGAGGGCCGAAGGCCGAGACGGTCACTCAGATCCATGGGGCTCCGCAAGCTCGCCATCATCATCTCCTCAATCAGGCTGTTGGTCAGCATCTTGTACCTCAGCGCCGCGAGGGGGGAGTCCCAGCTTACGGCGGAAGTGCGCGTTCTCGGCCTCGATGTGGGCCATCTCGACACGAAGGCTGCCCATGCGCGTCTGCATGTGCGCCACAGTCTTTTCCAGTTCACGGATTCGGTCGAGCAGCAGCTCCCGGAAGTCCTTCTTCGCGAGTCGTCGGCTCTCCAACCACGCGCGAAACCAATGGAGTCCGCCCGCGCCGAGCACGGTGGCGATCACGAACTTGGCCCATTCGGGCAGGTAGTCTTCCGGGAGCTGCATGGCGTTACTGCTGGTGGATGGAAACCGCGTCGAACAGGGAACGGAGGCGCTCGGTGTCCTCCAAGAACACGTCGGCTTCGAGCTGTTCGAGCCCGCCGCGCATCAGATCCGCCATCACGAGCGAGTCGTGGAGGTTCATCAGAGCGCTCATGGTCACGAGCAGCATGTCGCCGGACGCGGCGGGCATCGCGAGCATCGTGCGCGCGGCCTCCGAGGCGGCTTCGATCTGGCCGAGGGCCTCGGCGGGCACCTCCAGCGGCGAGTCCTCGCTCGTGACGTAGCTCTCGACGCGCTCCAGCACGCGCTCGACGGTGCGGACGACGGGGCCGTCCGCCTCTACGGGCACGAGCCCGGGGCCAGGAGAGGCGCACGCGGCGAGCGCGAGCAAGGGGGCAGCGATCAGGGTCTTCATTGGGTTCCTCCGAGTTGGAAGGTGAATGCCGATCCGGTGTGGTTGTGGTCCCGGGCTTGGGTCTCGGCGAAAACCGTGAGCCCGAGTTGGCGTACCATGACGCCGAAGTCGTCGTTGAGCGCCCTCCGGGCGGCGCTCGTGAGGGGGTCTTCGGCATCGGCGTCCTCGTCGATGTCCTCGGCCTCCAGTTCTTGCGTCTCCTCGAACGAGTTGGCCTTCACAAAGTCGCGCAGCACGCGCTGTGCGGCGACCATGAGGCCCGCTTCGGGATCTTCGTTGTTCAGGATCCAGGTCTCGATGTCGGTGATCTCGAAGACGAGGACGCCGCCCGCGCGCACGGTGCATCCGTCTGCTGCCGTGAGCACCTGATCCTGCATCTCGCGGACCTTGCGGACCACGTTGTCAACGTACACGTCGGACCACCGACGCCAGTGCCAGTACGGCCCCGGCTTGAGGACCTTGGTGTAGTTGCCCCTGATGAGCACCCCCATCTCCGTTCGGTCGATCATCCCCTGCTGGGGGAAGACCCACGCGATGATGAAGTGGAAGAACTCGTAGACGAGCTGGAACAGGTTCTCCAGACCGATTCCCACCTGCTACTCTCCCTGCTCGGGAGCTTCGACGGCGGGGGCTTCCTCGACCAGCGCTTCGACGGCGGCGTTGAGCACCTCGTCGATGAGCCCTTGGTCCAGGCCGGTGGCCTTCACGAGGTAGAGGCTCGCCACGGCGGCGAGCGCGAGCAGCAGTTTCTTGTAGCGCTTCATGTTGTTGCCTTTCAGATTGCCGTGCGGTTACTTGATCCGCACGATGGTGATGGAGCCTTGGCCCCGAAGAAGGATCGCGCTCGCACCCGCGAAGAACGCAGCATCACACTTGCCTTCAAGCGTGTCCCCGTCCGCGAGGTCTACGATGCCCAGAGACACGAGCGTGGCCGTCTCGCCAGCAGCGAAGCCCCGCATAGCTGTGGAGCCAGTCACGCTGCCGCTGCCGTTCTTCTGGAGGACCTGCGTGAGGGTCGCGGAGTTTCCGCTCACGGAGTAGATGGCCTTCATGGTCACGAGGAACGTCGCGGCCTCGCCGCCGTTCCACGTCCACACTCCAGCGGTGTCCAAGCTCCAGGAGGCGGCGGGCTCCTCCTGCAAGCTCACGTCCATGTCGAGCGTGGTGCCGTCTCCGAGCGAGGAGATGGTCTGGTTGGCGGCAGCAGGGCCGACAGCGAATGCGTACGCCGCAGAGATGTCCACGCCGTCAGCACCGTCCGCGCCGGGATCACCCTGAGGACCCTGCGGGCCGGTGATGTTCGCTACGAGGACCCACGCGCCCGACTGGACTTGGTACACGTCCCCGCTCGCGGTGTCGAGGTAGAGGTCGCCCTCCTCGTCGCCCGCGATGATGCTCGGGGCTCCGCTGCCCACGCGCCAGTCGTTGCCGTCGAGCCCGTCCGCTCCATCAGCTCCGTCCGCACCGGGGTCGCCCTGCGGTCCCGGATCTCCCTGCGGTCCCGGATCTCCCTGCGGTCCCGGATCTCCCTGCGGTCCCGGATCTCCCTGCGGGCCGGTCGCCCCGGTCGGGCCGGTGATGTTGGTCGCGAGGTTCCACACCGCGCCATCCCACTGGTACACGTCCCCGCTCGCGGTGTCGAGATAGAGGTCGCCGACCGTGACTCCTGCGCCGACAGGCGCGCCCGAGCCGGTCGTCCACGTCGCTCCATCAGCACCGTCCGCGCCAGGGTCTCCCTGCGGACCTGGATCTCCCTGCGGGCCAGGGTCTCCCTGCGGACCTTGCGGGCCGGTCGGACCAGCGATGTTCGTCAGCAGCGCCCACGCGCCGCCGGACTTCTGGTACACGTCACCATTGTCCGTGTCGAGGTAGAAGTCGCCGTCGCTGCCGAGCCCGCTGGCGGGCGCGCCGCTCCCTGCGAGCCACTCGTTGCCCACGCCGTCAGCACCGCGCGCCCCAGGCGCGCCGTTCATGCCGGGCAGGCCCTCGGGACCCCTGAACTTCTCGCGGAACTGGGGGTCTTCGAGGAACCTGCCGATGGCTTCGGCGAGCAGCATCTCGGGCTCGGCCTTGTAGAGCGCGTCGTAGTGCTCGGCCTCGGCCTTCGCCTCTTCCCACGCGCGCAGCTCCCGCTCGTACCTGAGCAGGTCTTCCGCGTTGCGCGGGTTGCCTTTGAACTGCGGGCGTTCCATGGGACTACAGGCGCTTCGACGCGAGCGCGCCGATCGCTCCGTTGATGAGGGCGTTGAGGCCCATGTTCAGGACCGCGCCGAGCACGCCGTCGCCCTGGAACTCCAGGCGCAGGCGCTTCTCCAGCACGATGAGTTCGAGCTGGTCGCGGCACATCGCCACGAGGTCCGGGCGGTTCTTGCGCGCGGCCATGGTCATGCGCAGCGAGATGTCGCGGATGGGGCCGTCGAGTTCCTCGATCGTGCCGTCGATCAGCGTGTTGAGCAGCTCCTTCACGCCGCCCTCCATCGCATCGACGAGCGGTTGGTACTGGTTAGCCATGTTGGTTCTCCCTGTCGTATTCGGCGAGCGCTTCCGCGTCGTCCGGGTCTTCGTTGTCGGTCGGTTCGATCACGATAGCCTCGACCTCCTCCACTCGCTGCCCGTCCAAGAGCTTGAGCGTCGCGGGGTCGAGGCGTTCCATGTCCTGTCGCGTGGAGACTTGCTTCACGACCTGCCAGAACTCGGCGGCCATGTTCTCAGGCTCGGTGCGGGTGAGCCCTTGGATCTTGGACAGCTCCTTGATGGCCTTCAACTCGCCGTCCATGTCCATCGTCTCCTTGTAGCGGCCGAGCTGGTCCTCCAGCCTCATCTCCGCGAGCGCGCGCTTCTCTTCGATCGAGGCTGCGCTGCGTTCGAGCGCCTGCGTCTTCACAACGCGCAGGAGTGCGCTCGCCTCCTTGAGCGAGAAACCATAACGCTCTCGGAAGTGCTTGATCGTGTTGCGCTCGCCCACGTCGAGCAGCAGGTCGAGCGCGCTCGCGAGCAGGCGCTCCTCGAAGGCCAGCACCTCACCCGCGGCCACGTCGCAGCGCGCGCACTGGGCGGGGTCCAGGAGTCCCTGGAGTCCGAGCAGTCCCTCACGGGACCGCTCTACCCCCAGGTCTGCGGCGACGATTGCCGCGGCGTCGCACCACCTCTCCAGGCCAGCAGGGTCGTTGCGCGGCGGGAGCAGCGGCAGCCCGTCGCCGACGTTGTGGATGCGCCCGAGGTGCGCGGCCCGCGCGCGCCGCAGCGCCGCGCCCTGCGACGGGGTGAGGTTCGCCTTGAACGGCGTGGTCCACGGGTCCGGGTCGATCTCCGTCGCCGCGTCGAGCGTCTCGTCCTCCGAGCACAACCCCTTCACCTGGGCGGTCGTCCGACAGAGGCGCCACATCACCATGATGCGGTACGGGAGGGTCTGCGGGTCGAAGTCCGGCGCGGGCGGCGCGCCACCCTCTGCGAAGGCGGCCCGGATCACGCTCCGACGCTCCGCACCGATGAGCCTACGAAGCTGCGCACCGCGCAGGAACTCGTCCAGCTCGGGCGTCTCGGGCTCGGGTCGGTGGGGTGCTGCCATGGTGAAGCGCGCAGCGCCGGGGGCGGTGTGGGGAGATGCTACATCTGGCACCGTACCACGTACCCTAGCACACTCTGGCCCGCCAGTCAAGGAGAATCTCGGAAAAGTTCACGCGGCTGGATCAGCTCCAGCGGCGAGCGGCGCTCGCGCATGAACTACCTCGGTAGTCGAGCACCTCCCCGATCCGCGCGATCGCACCGATCCTGGTCTGCGGGGCGCCCATTCGCTGTTCGCGAACCTCGAATCGGTGCGATCGCGCAGATCCCGCCACGAGACCTCGCACGCTTATTTCCGCGAATTCAATAGGCCCGATTTTTCACCTGGGAATTTTTGCCCCGCGCGTTTCAAGTCGGGGGGGGGTGCGCTGGCGCCCGATCCCGCCGTGAAGGCGGCGGGCGCGCGAGGTTGGCACGGCGCTTGCTACGGCGCCGTGCCCTTGTGTTAGCGTTGTGTTAGGTGCCCATGGTCGGGCTCGTGATCCGCTTCGCGGGCGTGGTGGTCCTCCCGTGTTGGGGTCGGTGCTCGGCTGGCCCGCACCATGCGGGCGCCTTGCTCGTACGTGTACGGGGCCAGTATAGCGCGCCCGCGCCCGGGGTCAAGGGGAAGCGCCGAAAAGGGTCTGCCATTTTGGCATGGCCGGGCTGCCATTTTGGCATGTTAATTGATTCGGATTTTATTACTCGACTACCGGGGTAGTAGCCCCGGCGAGCGCCGTATGAGCATAACCCGTTGCGCACCATAGGGTTACGTCAGTTTCGGGCCTTTATCCGGCCCCCGTTAGCGGGGGCCGCGCCCCCGTTTCAGCACCGAGCGGGGGCCGGGCAAAAGCGCCCTTCTAGGGGTCGGGAAGGGCGCTTTTCGGCCTTCCTTCCAGCCCGGCCCCCGTGGCCCCCGTTTCTACTTCCTTACGTGTATCGTTGTGTGTGTCCTCCCGTGGTGTCCTGCACCACGCTAATACCACGCACACAATAGCGCACGGCGTACACGTATACGAGCACACATACACGCGTTACGTATAAGTGAAGCGGGGCCGGGGGCCACGGGGGCCGGGCCTGCCCGCGACCCTGAAAAAGGGCCTTCTAGGGGCCTGGAAGGGCGCTTTTGCCCGGCCCCCGTTCGCTCAAAAAGCGGGGGCCGGGGCCAGCCGAGCGGGGGCCGCGGGGGCCGGGCCGGGCAGAATCCGAGCTCGAAAGCAATTTTCCGCTTGACAATCCCCGGATCCGGGGTATTCTTTGGCGTTCAATCAAGGAACGGGCCGCGCCCGCCCCGCAACACCACCACCACCGACACGAGGACACCACCATGAGCAAGCGCAACACCGGCCGCAACGCAACCCGCCACGATATCGAGCACGTCCGCCCCTTCGACGCCAGCGCCGACCCCTTCGACGCGTGGCGCCAAGAGCGCGCCCGGGCCGCGGCCGAGCAAGCCGAGCGCGAGCGCGAGCGCAAGGCCGAAGCGATCGCCAGCGCGCCCCGTGGTGCGTTCATCGGAGACCGTGGCGCCGTGCTCCCGCTCGGCCGCGTGCGCTGAAAGCAAGCGCGGCCCGTTCCTTTCAAGGAACGGACCACCGACGGCCGACAGCACCAACACCACCGACCACGGACACCACCATGAGCACCACCGACAACGCCACCACCGACAACGCCACCACCGACAACACCAACGCGCGCCCGTCCGCTTCCTTCCGCTTCCTAATCGGCTTGAACGATCGCCACGGCCGCGCCGTCGATCGCTCCGCGCTGGCGCGCGCGTTCGCCTACCTTGATCGACGCTTCCCGTGCTACACGCGGACCGATGCGGTTGGTGTGTGGCAAGGCTCCACCGAGCCCACGGCCGTGGTGGAAGTCATCCAGCCCGACACCGACACCAACCGCGAACAAGCGGAGCACGATGCGCGCGCGCTGGCGACTGCGCTAGATCAAGAGTGCGTGGGGCTGGCCATCCTTCCGCTTGCCGCGTTCATCCTCGCGCCCCCGTTCCCCCGCTGAAAGAATCCGGGGAATCCGCTTGCACTCTCAATCCCGGGAGTGTATACTAGCACGGTTCAAGGAACGGACACCACCGACCACCACCGACACGAGGACACCACCATGAGCAATACGTACGCCAACCTTAGCCTTACGCGGATCTTCTACGCTTCGCTCGGTGGCACGTTGCTTGTGCTCGCGCTGGCGCTGGCGTCGGCCGTGCTCTTGAGCTAGGGCCGCCGACCACCGACAACACCGACAACACCAACACCACCACCGATACGAGGACACCACCATGAGCCGATACACGGAACCGACCCCTACTACGTTCGCCGAAGCGCTGGCGATCCTGGAATCCGGCCGCACGCAACCAAGCCGCGAAGCGCGGAAGATCGGGAACAACACCACGCTAGAGCGCATCGACGCGGACCGTATCGGGGTCCGGTTGCATTCCACGTACGTGGTGTTGTTCCACCGATCGGGCGCCGTGTCGCTCAATTCCGGGGGCTGGCGCAGCGTCATCACCAAGGAACGCATCAACCGTTACCTTGCCCCGGGGCTCGGGCTCTTCCAAGAGCGCGGCTTGTGGTACGTGCAAGATCGGCGCCCCGAATTCGCGGACGCGGCCGACCGTGGCCCCGACGGGGACCGTTGGGCCAAGCGCTACCGTGTAGAGTACACGGACGGGCTCTTGATCCTGCCCGATGCGTCGCTCCATGGACGCGAGCGCGTCACGAGCGCGGCCGAGTAGCACCGACACCACCAACACCACCACCGACACGAGGACACCACCACCATGGACCCTAACGCAACGCTTCGCGCTATCGCGGACACCACCGACACGGACGAGCGCGCCGAATTGTGCGAAGCGCTTTCAGGCTGGATCCAGCGGGGCGGATTCGCTCCAGACTGGAGCGACCCCAACGCACACAACGGCGCCGCGCTCTTCCGCTTGTGGGCCAACGCGCAAGCGTACTAGCACCACCACGCAACCGAACGAGGACCGTACTACTATGCGCATCGAATCCTTCTACCGTGGCGATTCCTGCCCAGTGTGCCCTGTGTGCCACGGGCGTCATTATCCCGCCACCAACGGCGCGGGGCGCCGCGTCCATTGTGACGGTAGCCCGGCCGAGGCCAAGGCCGAGCAACGCGAGCGCGAAGCGCGGACGGCCGCTTGCGAAGCGGCGCAAGCGCAAGCCGAGCGGGAAGAGCGACACGCGGCGCGAGCGGAAGCGGCGCGCAAGGCGGCCGACACGCGCCAGCGCAACGCGGCGCAGCGCAGGCTACGCGCGGAGTATGCGGCGCGAGCCTTCGAGCGCGCGGACGTGGCCCCGTTGGATCCCGCGATCGACGCGGCGCGGATTCCGGATACGTTCGAACGCATCGACTAAGGCGGGGACGCGGAAGTCTACTCGGACGCGCCCCCGCTCTTCCGGCTCGGCTGCGCCTTCGAGTCGGCCATCGAGTCGATCGCGCTGGCAATCGAAGGCGCAGCCGAGCGCGACGACGACGCGGCCGAGACTGCGCTCGGGGACGCGCGCCGCTTGTATCTCAAGATCCGCGCGGAGCTGCGCGGACTGGACTCGCGAACGGGACGCGAGAATTCCTAGACTCCGCTTGCACTCTCAATCCCGGGAGTGTATACTGCAATCGTTCAAGCAACACCACCGACACGAGGATACCACGATGCCGCGCACCTACACCACCACGCACAAGGTCTACAAGTACACCGAGCTATCGCCCGAGTCGCAAGAGCGCGCCCGTGACGCGGCGCGCGCTCGGGACTGGTACGGGGACGCATGGGCCGAGGAATGGAGCGACACGCTCAAGCGAGCTGCGGACGCTTTCAGCGTCGAAGCCGGGGACTGGAGCGTGGACGTGCACAGCCGACGAGGCACGTACGCCAACCTGCGCGTGCGTGACGACGACGTGGCCGAGCTGGCGGGAGTGCGCGCGTGGAAGTACCTTCGCGCGCACTACGCGGACGCGATCGCGGAGGACTGCCCCTTCACGGGCTATTGCGGGGATGAGTCTCTCCTCGCGCCGCTGCGCGCGTTCCTCGCGCGCCCCAACACCACGAGCACGGTCCAGGACATCATGGACGAGTGCGCGAGCGCGTGGGCCTACGGCTGGCGCGACGACATCGAGCACCAATTCTCGGACGAGTACGTGGCCGATGAATTGGAAGTGAACGAGCGGGAATTCTACGAGGACGGCTCCTTCGCGGACTGAAACGCGGGACGCACTACCACCACGGACGCAACACCACCACCGACACGAGGACACCGGAACAAGAGCAAGCGAACGAGCGCGCGACTATCGAGCGCATGGACCCCGAGCGGCGGGACGAGCTGGCGCACCTTGGGCTACTCGTCCAAGGGATCGCTGCCGAGTACCACCTTCGCAAGCGCTGGACCTCGGACCCGGACGCGGCCGACGCGGAGCGTACTCCGCTCTTCGACGCGATGCACCGGGACGGAATGCGCGCGCTCATGCGCCGCGCCGTGGCGCGGGGGCTCGTGCGATGAGCATCACGACTCCCGCCGGACACGTTGCGAGCGCGCGCATGCGCTACCGAGCCGCGGAGATTCGCGGACACTCCAAGGGCTGCGCCGTGGCGTGGGACGGGCGACAATGCTCGTGCCCGGGCCGAGCTGCGATCCACGGCCGCGCCGCTGCCGAAAGCATGGAGCGAGCGCAAGATGCTGCGCGTTCCGTGCTCTTCGATACCGACCCGAACGCTGGCGCGTGGCTCTCCAGTAGAAAGGACTAGCATCATGAGCGACCCGAAGAAACTTCACGCGGTGACGCACCGCAAGGACCTGGGCAACAACCGCTATTGCGGACCTGCTGCCGTGTCGATCATCACGGGGCGCACCGCCGAGTGCGCCGTGCGATGGATGCTCGTAGCGCGAGGCTACGAGCCCGGCGAGCGGAACGGCGGGATCAAGGGCTCGTGGGCAAGCGAGGTCGGGCGAGCGCTGCACGCGCTCGGCTACACGCTCGGGATGGGGCGGGGCATCGAGGCCCGCCCGACCCTCGCGCGCTGGCTCCGCGATCGCACGCCCCTGCAACGCGCCCGAACCTACCTCGTGTCGGCGGGCTCGCACTTCCTCGTGGTGCGCGGGAACAAGATCGCGTGCTCGCTCACGGGCTCGCCCGTCAACCTGCGCGCGTACCCGCACCGCCGCTACCGCGTGCGGTCCTACTACCCCGTGACTCTGCGCACGGACTCGGAGGGCGGACGCTTGCGCCGCCTGCGCACCGAGCCGATGCCCGAAGGCGTGCGGTGAAGGAGACTAGGACCATGGACGCAAACGAGTGGCGAGCCTTCATTCAACGCGACCCCGCGACTCTGACGCGGGACGAGATCGAACAGGCCAGCGCGGACGGCCACTCTTCGGAGTGGAACGCCTGCCCCGTGGCCGTGCTCGCGCCGCAACGGTGCGACGAGTTCCGGCGCATCACGCACGGGCTAGGCGAGACTCTGCGGCGCGAGGGGGAGGAAGCACATCGCCGGGAGTTCAATCGCACGCCCCGCTATTCCGCGCCGCGTGCGCGTTCGGCGATGCGCTGGAGCGACTGGCCGATGCGCACGAGCAAGAGGACGAGGACTCCATGGTGGACGCCATGAACGAGGCCAGGGGCGCGTACTTCTTACTGGTGATGCTGGCCGAGGACGCGCGATGAAATCTCGGAAAGGACTTGCCCAGGGGACTCTCCCGCAGTACGCTGCCTCCATGGACACGGAAATGTGGGCCGAGATCCCGGACCTTCGCGGCTACGAGGTGAGCAACACGGGCCGCGTGCGCAAGTGGACGACCAAGAACGGGCGGCCCGGCCCCCGGCTCTATCGCGGCTGCGCGGAGGGCGGCCCGGTGGTGTACCGGCTCCAGGGCCAGCGCTTCACCATCGACGAGCTGATGCAGGCCGCCTTCGGGGACGAGGCCGAGGACATGGACGCGGGGTACGACCCGCGCGAGCGTGACCGCGAGCTGACGCACTACGAGCTGAACGAGATCAAGCTGGCCGAGGGCTGGAAGCCCGCGTTCGAGGTGGCGCAGGACTTCCGCATCGACTCGGCCCGAGTACGCCAAATCTGGGACGGACTGGAGTGATGGACGCGGAGATGCAAGCCCGCTTCGCCGTGCTGATGGCGAGGTACTCGAAGCTGCGACGCGAGATGGCCGAGGCCCTCGCCGAGTGCGTCTTCCACAAGCGCGAGCACGGACACTACCCGAGCGACATGGGGACGCGCTTCCGCGCGTTCGCAGAACGCGGAGCCGCGATCCAGTCCGAGCTGTACAACATCCGACAAAGCATCGAGAACAAGAGCAAGGATCCCTTCGCTGGAGTACAAGTACCTGACCACATGCCCGAGCAACTCTGACCATGAACGAAGACCTGACCAGGACCAACTACATCCGCTTGACCGAGGAGATCGTGCGAGCCGAGGAGCGCGCGGACGCGCTGATGATGCAAGCTGACACGGACGAGCTGACCGGACTGCTGAACCGACGCGGACTGGTGCGCCGGACGCAAGCACGCGACTGGGGCTGGTTCGTGGTCGCCGACCTCGACGGCTTCAAGCGAGCGCAGGACAAGCCCGGACGTGGACACGCCTACGGCGACGCGATCCTCGTGGAGTTCGCCGAGTTCCTGCTCACGAACACGCGCCAGCGCGAGCTTCGCGCTCGTGACCTGCTGGCAGCGCGCACGGGTGGTGACGAGTTCACCATCTGGACCGAGACGCGGGCAGGTGCCCGCCGGATCAAGGAGGCCATCCGCGAATGGGCCTCGAACGATGGCGAGGTGCGCGCGAGTGCGGGCATCGGCCAGACCACCGACGCCGCCGACGCGGCGTGCTACATGGACAAGACCAAGGACGACAACCGATGAAGAACCTGACCATCCTGCTACTGCTCGTCACCGTCGCGACGGTGTTCATCACGAGCAGCCTGCTGGACTTCCAGCGGAGCTACACCAACGAGATCCGCCCGCGCGGAGGCACCGACGAGGTGAACCTCGACATGGTGAACTTCTGGACGACCATCTCGCCCGAGGACCTGCGCCTCGAAGACCCGGACGGATGGGCGCGCCTGTCCGCCATGGAGTTCACACCCGAGCGCACGCGCCTCGCGGACGAGTGGGCGTACGAGATCAGGCAGCGCATCTTCCTGCGGAGGTACGGCTACCCGTACAACGAGCGGTGAGCTTCCTCACCGTGGCGACCATCTACCTCGTGGGCTGGCTCTCGGGCATCTGCTCGGTGCTGTTCTACGACCTCATGCAACACCTGAAAGGCAACTGACCATGTTCGACTTCATCAAGAAGGGCTTCAACGCGGCACGCCGCGCCTTCGCTCCGCTGTTCGCCGCGACCGGCGACGACACGCCGAGCCGCAACGAGATGCGTCTCGACGGCGACGAGTGGGCCGTGAAGCGCAAGCTGGGCCGCTCGTTCTTCACCCGTCAGCTCAACCCGAACACGCGCGCCGCGCGGATCGCGAGCCTGACGCCCGGCGAGTACGACCTCGCCCGCAACCGGGGGTGGTTCTGATGAGCCAGCCCAAGATCGTGCCGAGCAAGCCGAGCGAGTGCGTCGCCGCGCTCTCACTCAAGGAGGACGGCGAGACCACGCCGTACCTCTCGATCTTCTACACCATGCTCGACGGCGCGCTGCACTTCTTCGCCTACCCGGTCCACGGCGTGAGCGAAACGGTGAAGCCCGGCGAGACGTGGCTCACCTACAACGACCAGGGCGAGATCAACCCCGACGCCATCGTGCCGCTGCTCAAGGGCAGGGTCAACAAGGACGGCTCGGGCGCGATCGAGGACGCCGAGTTCCGCTCGGAGTCCGACGCCTTGAACTTCGTCGCGGCTCTGCGTGCCGTCTACCAGATGGTGCGAGAGCTGGAGACCCAGGAGGCGTAATGGACAGGCTGCTCCATTCACCGAGCTGGGCAAGGTGAAGGAGTTCAAGATCAACGTCGAAGGGCGCGATCGCGCTCCCTTCGTCAAGAGTCGCCGCACGTTCGGCGACATCGTGAAGGAGTCCCGCGATGCGGGAGTCCCAACCATCGGGGAGTTCGTCGAGCGCGTGCTCGGCACCCGACTCACTCAACCGCAACGCGACATGCTCGCGGACATGGCAAGCGAACAGGAGAACGAATGAACTTCACGGACATCATGCTGGACCTGGAAACCCTGGGCACCGGCAACAACGCGGCGATCATCCAGATCGGAGCCGTAGCTTTCAACGCGGACGGCGAGAACGGCTCGCTCTGGACCAACTCGCCCGACCTGCTGGCCTCGCTCGGCCAGGGCTTCCGCGTGAACGTGAACCTCGCCGAGTCGAGGCACCCGGGCATCATCGACGCGAGCACCGTCGAGTGGTGGCTCCAGCAGTCGCAGGAGGCGCGCGACTCGATCACCAAGACCGAGGGTAGGCTGGAGCTGGGCGCGGCGCTGGAAGCGTTCGTGCGCTGGCTCTACACCGTCACGCCCAAGGTCCGCGCGCTGCGCGTGTGGTCGAACGGCCCGACCTTCGACGAGACGATCCTGCGCGCCGCGTTCACGCGCTACGGCGCGCCCCTGCCGCTGTCCTTCCGGGGCTCGCGGTGCTGCCGCACGATGATCGAACTGGCCGAGCTGCACGGCTGGAACCGCAAGGAGGCCGCCAGCGGCGCGCCCCAGGACACCACGAAGCACGACGCCCTGAGCGACGCCGTGTTCCAGGCGCGAGGCGTGGCCTCGCAGCGCCACTTCCTGCGCGTGTCTGCCAATATGGCAGGCTGCGACC